CTGCTGCTACTGTAGTAAACGCAAACTTGAAAGGTGCAGATATTCCTAAGTATATTCTTCAAGAAGATTTACAATACATTTTCTTTGTATCTGAAGAAGAAGCATTACTTAAAACCAACCATGACAAAGGACTTTGTGGTGCTGGTTGGTGGAAATATAAAGAATATACCGATTGCGAAGGTAATCCAAGGTATAAAACTGAATTGTTAGTTGCTATGGATGTCCTTAATGCTGTTTCTAGCGATGCTGCAGATGATTTAACTGTTCCTGATGTTGAAGCAGTTCTTTCTATTTCAGTACAACCAGTAAATCGTTCAATTGCGGATGGGGCTAACACTACATTCCCTGTTACTGCTGCGGTTACTGGCGGTGGCGCTGTTACATATCAATGGCAAAAAGCAGTTGCTGGTTCTAATAAGTATACAAACTTGACAAATACAGGTATCTATACTGGTACTACTACAGCAACTTTAACGCTTACTGCTGCAACCGCAGCTAATAATGGCGATAGATATCGAGTATTGTTAGGTTCTACTGTACAAGGCGCAGCAGCCATAACTTCTACTCCTGGTGTATTAACTATCACATAAATGGATATAGGGGGAGTGAAATACCTCCCCATTTTATGATTGATAAATTGACCAACGAAAACTTTTTGTTATATTGTATGAAACATTACGATAATCCTCAATGTCAAACTTTAAGCGAGTTTGAAGAGGATTTAAATAGAATAATGTATTTGCAAAAATTATTAGTTAGATATACTGATAATTCAGAACTGAGAGAACGATTAATTTTAAATCATTTAATCGTTCTCTTTAATTTGTTTGGCGATGCAACTATAAATATTATATTCTTTAAGATTGAACCAAGATTATGGAACATCTTAATAACATTTTTGATATATCTAAACCGAATGCCAGATGAATTACCTCATTACGGTATTATCACATCCGATTATACATTAGATGATTATATCATACCACATTTAAGGAAAATTTAATGTCCCGTATAGTAGATAATTTAATAGCATTTAGAGTTCTAACAATGTTGGTTAAACCATTTCCAGAAACTGAATCATTTAAATTAGGTTTAATTGATAAGAACGGAAAGAAATTGCGGGATCCAAAAACAGAAGAAGAAAAAGATTCATACGATTATTTAAACCGTCTGGTATTCAATATGAAAAAATTGATTAATAAATTACCAGGTGGAGACAACAAAATTAAAAATCTAGTTGCTGCTTTATATTTAATAAAAGAACAAATAAGAACTAATAGCAACAAACTAGTTACAGAAGAAGAGTTAATTAAAACTGTTAATCTTAATATTATTCTTGCCGAAGAAACATTAATGGTAAGAAAGATTATGGAAGAAGGAGAGGGTGGTGGTGCATTAACTGGTCAAGGTCAAACGACTAATAGCACAGAACCAACTAACAAAACAACAGGTCCAGTATCAACACAAGAACCAGTTATTAGAAAGAAAAAACCACCTATTGTTCGTAGACAATCATTAAAACAAATTGCCGTTGATTTGAATCAAAAAGCATTATGATATTCTTACTAAACTTTCTTCCAGATTGGATATTTTATGCTTCAGCGTTTGCAGGAGTTATAGGAACAACCATAGTTGTGGTTTTTAATGGTATCATACCATTACCATATAAATTAGGACTTCAGATTTTATCTGCATTCCTATTAGTTGCTGGTACTTTCTTCATTGGTGGTATGTCTAATGAAGCAGAATGGCAATTAAAAGTTAAACAGATGGAAGCAGAAATTGCTAAGAAAGAATTAGAAGCAGAAAAGATTACTCACGAAGTAGTAACTAAATATGTTGATCGAGTTAAAATTGTTGAGGGAAAGACCCATGAAATTATTAAGAAAGTACCAATTTATATTACCAAAGAATCTGATGATAAGTGTACTATTAATAATGGGTTTGTCAGCTTGCACAACAGTAGTGCCAGTCAAACAAAAGTTCCCAACTCCTCCAGAGATGTTAATGAAGGAGCCTCCAATGTTAAACTCTCTGAAGTAGCAATAACAGTTAGTAAAAATTACGGAACATACTATCAAGTAGTTGAACAATTAAAGTCACTACAGGAATGGATTAGAAAACAAAAGGATTTGAGTGATGATTAACGAACTGAACACAGAGGTTGCAGTTCTGCAATCAGTAGTTTATAAAATAGATTCAGCAGTAGCCGAAATAGCAAAATCATCTACCGAAGTCACCAGATTATTGGCAGTACACGATTCACGCATAGGTAGTTTAGAATCTGGTAGTAGGGATACATTAACAGATGTTCGGGACCTATACAAGAAAATGAATGAAAATACTAAAGAAATAGTAGAAAAACTAGAAGATATGGAGGAAAGAATAGAACTCAAATTAAAAGAGCATTCTGATAAATCCATTGCACAACATAAGTCTATATCAGACAGATTAACAGTTTTAGAGAATTGGAAATGGATGGTAATAGGTAGTGCGATAGCTTTAGGTTTTCTACTTAAACATTTAGAACTATTCAAATAATAGTACCTATTTCATATGGTACATAGTCATTATACTAAAAAGTAAAGTAAAAGTAAAGGGAAAATAAAAAAATATTTTTATTTACTAATCTGTAAAAATATATTATAATAGTGTTTTAAATTAAAGGATTTAAAATGCTTTATATTGATATCACATACGCAAACCGTTTAGGTTCATATCTAAGAAACTTCAAACAAAAGTCCCAATATCTCTGGAACTATTCTTGTCCAGTTTGCGGAGACTCGTCTTCAAAAAAGAATAAAGCAAGGGGTTATATCTATAGACAAAAGACAGGTTTATTTTGTAAATGTCATAAGTGCGGTTATTCAACTAATGTTGGTAATCTAATCAAGTATGTTGATTCTAACCTATATACGCAATATGTGACAGAAAGGTTTAAGAATAATGCCAAACCTAGAAATGATCATAGAAAACTTGAAGAAGTAATACCAGAGTTAAAAACTATTAAACTTGATTTACTAGAAGATGATGTTTTATCTAAACTAAAAAGAATCGATAAAATACCTGACACGCATTATGCAGCTAAATACCTAACCAAAAGATGTATACCGAAAGAACTTTGGCATTTGTTTTATTATACACCAAAGTTCTTTAAGTATGTTAATGATAATATCAAGCATCAATTTCCTAAGTTAGAACAAGACCATCCTAGATTGATCATACCTTTCTTCAATGCGTTTGGTAAATGTTTTGCGCTTCAAGGTAGGGCTTTTGGTAAAGAAATACCAAAATATTATACTATAAAGATTGATGATACAGAAGAAAAGATATTTGGTCTAGAACGAGTTGATTATGGTAAAAGAATTTTGATTACTGAAGGACCAATTGATTCATTGTTATTACCTAATGCGTTAGCGGTATCAGGTTCTAGTTTTGATACACCTACTATCAAACAAATATTAACAAATGCTACTATTATTTCAGATAATGAACCTAGACATCCTGAGATAGTTAAAATTATTGGTAAAAATATTGACAAGGGGTATTCAGTGTGTCTAATGCCAGAAACATTTAAACATAAAGATATAAATGATGCGATAATAGCTGGTAAGAATATAGAAGAAATTGTTAATATAATTAATAATAACACATTTACGGGTATGGAAGCAAAACTAAGATTTGCTACTTGGAAAAAAGTATGATCATGACGATATTGATAATTGTTTTACTTTCAGTTATAATAATCTATTCAATACCAATAATTATTGCTACAACTGTTATGTGTATTCGCATAATAATATTGGTAGGTAGTTGGATAGTTGCCTTAGGATTTATATACTACATATTTACATATTTTATAAAATGAGGAAAAAGAATGGCAAAATTGATTAGTTATACACAACCATCATCTGAATTATATGATAATGGTATTGATTCACCAGAAGAACTTATAGCATTTTGTGCTAGAGTATCAAACCCAGCAAATCAATTTAATACTGAGACATCTACTAGATTAGTTAAATATTTGATTAAACATAAGCATTGGAGTCCACTTGATATGGTGGATATAACAGTTGAGTTTGACCCAACTAGGGATATTGGTAGACAAATACTAAGGCATCAAAGTTTTAAATTTCAAGAGTTCAGTCAACGGTATTCTAATGTTGAAGACTTAGGAGATATGTTTGTATTATCTGAATGTAGATTACAAGATACAGCCAATAGACAGAATTCGTTAGAAACTGATGATAGTGATTTAGAAGAATGGTGGAAAGAAGCACAAGAAAGTTGTATTGATATTACTTCTACTATATACAAACAAGCAATAGAGAAAGGTATTGCTAAAGAAGTTGCTAGAAAGGTATTACCAGAAGGATTAACAAAAACAAGAATGCATATGAAAGGTTCTATACGTTCTTGGATTCATTACCTTGAAGTTAGACTCGATGTATCTACTCAAAAGGAACATAGAGAAGTTGCTTCAATGTTATCAGAAGTTATTGCTAAAGTCTTTCCAATTGAAAAATATACAAATTAAGGATTAATTATGTCGATAAGACTGTTAGAACCAAAAACAACATACACAGTAGATTATCCAACCGCAATAGAATTTGCAAAACAACAAGCAGAAATATTCTGGTTACCAGATGAAATTGAAGTAGAAAAAGATTTGCATGATCTAAAAACAAACTTCACTGAAGCAGAATACCATGGTGTTATATCTACATTAAAGTTGTTTACCATATATGAATTATCGGTAGGTAATGATTACTGGCAGAATTATGTTGGCAAGATATTCCAAAGACCAGATATCCAAAGAATGGCTACAACATTTGCTTTTATGGAAATAGGTGTTCATGCTCCATTTTATAATAAAATTAATGAGATTCTAGGTTTGGATACTGACGAATTCTATACTGATTATCTAAATGATGATGTGTTAAAGAATAGAATGGCTTGGATAGGTAAAAGAACTGAAAAGCAAGATTCTGTATATAATATTCTTAAGTCAATTGGTATTTTCTCAATGATTGAAGGTGCTATATTATACAGTTCATTTGCTTTTCTTAAACACTTCAATAATGTTGGTAAAAATAAACTTATAAACATAAATTCAGGGATTAACTTTTCTGCAATAGATGAAACATTACATAGTCAAGCAGGTGCCTGGTTATTTAGGACTCTATTGAAAGAAGCAATTGATGCCAATGTTATATCAGAAGAAGCATTATTAGAATTAAGAACTGAACTTGAAGAAACTACAAAAGTTATTTTAGAGCATGAAACGGTTATTATAGATAAGATATTCGAAAGGGGACATATTAAGGGTATTACTGATAACCAATTAAAAAACTTTGTAGAATCAAGACTTGATACATGTCTTAAGAATCTAGGTTATAAAATGATATTTAAACCATCATATAATCCTATAGCAGATTGGTTCTATAGAGATTTAGAGTCAAGCACATTGCATGACTTCTTTTCGTCAACAGGCAACGATTATAATAGAGCATGGTCAGAGAGCAAATTCAAATGGTAAACGAAGAACAAGTAAGATATTTAAGAATGGAACTAGCAAAGGCAACTGATCCTAAAAGAAGACAAGAATTGAAGGAACAATTGGATAGGTTAGATGAAGGTCTAGGCGAAATTAGTGAGAAACAAACTTTATTGGTGGAGTGATGGTCAAATTTAAAAGTATATACGATGAACTAGGAGAAGAACGTAGGCAACTCCAGTCCGAAGGTAAATTACCTGAATGGGTAACTACACCTGCCTATCAAATGTTAAAAGAGAATTATCTCTCAAAAGATCATCCAGATTTAAAATCGGTTTATACTCGTGTAGCATCCCATGCGGCAAGATATACTTCAAATCAAGTATTGTGGGAAAATAAGTTCTTTAATCTATTATGGAATGGTTACCTTGCAGCATCTACACCTGTATTATCTAATATGGGTACTGGAATTGGTTGTCCTGTAAGTTGTTCAGGAGGTTACATAGAAGATTCAGTATATTCATTTTATGGTGCTCAACAAGAAGCAGCAGTTTTATCAAAGAATGGTTTTGGTACATCTGGATATTTAGGAGCAATTAGACCTAGAGGTGCTAAAATTGCTGGTATTAAGGGTGCAGCATCTGGAGTATTACCAGTATTTAAAGACTTTGTACAAATGTCGAGAGATATTAGTCAAGGTAGTCAACGACGTGGAGCTTGGGCAGGATATATTGAGATAGACCATAAAGATTTCTACGAGTTAGTTACCTATATCAATAAGAATCCAGACGATGCTAATATAGGTTGGAATATAACAGATGACTTTATTGCTAGATTAGAAGCAGGCGATAAAGATGCTGTTGAAAGATACCAAAAAGCATTAAAGTTAAAGATGGTTACAGGTAAGGGGTATTTTAATTTTATTGATAAGATTAATAAACAAAATCCTCAAATGTATAAGGATAGAAACCTTACTGTAAAAGCAAGTAACCTCTGTACGGAAATTGCTCTATTTTCAGATGAACAACATACATTTAGTTGTGTATTATCTTCAATGAATGCTAGTCTATATGACGAGTGGAAAGATACTGATGCAGTATTTGATGCTACAGTGTTTCTTGATTGTGTAAACCAAGACTTGATAGAAATTGGCAGAAATGTTCCAGGAATGGAAAAGGTAGTACGATTTGCCGAGAAGAGTAGAGCATTAGGTTTGGGTTTATTAGGATTTCATACTTATTTACAAGACCATATGATTGCATTTGAATCAATGGAAGCATACTTTAAGAACGGCGAAATATTCCAACATCTTGATTCAGAATCTAAAAGAGCTTCAGAATGGATGGCTCAAGAGTTTGGTACTCCCTTATGGTGTAAAGGTCATGGAGTTAGAAATACTCATAGAATTGCTATTGCCCCAAACCTATCTTCTGCTTTGATATGTGGTTCTGTTAGTCAAGGTATTGAACCAATCTATAAGAATGCTTATGTACAAAATACTGCAGCAGGTAAAATGGAAAGGGTTAATCCTTCTCTATTAAAAGTAATGAAAGAAAAGGATGTATATTCAACTGAAACCATTAAAGATATTATTAGTAATAATGGTTCTGTTCAACACGTTGATTGGTTAAATGATGATGAGAAAGCGGTATTTAAAACTGCCTTTGAAATTGACCAAAAACAAATCATTCGTTTAGCATCGGGTAGACAGAGATATATAGACCAAGCACAAAGTATTAATCTATTCTTTAGTGCTGATGAAAATGAAGAATATATAAGTGAAGTACATAAAATGGCGTTCCTTGATCCATATATAAAGAGTCTATATTATATACGGAGTGAATCAGGGGTGAATGTAAGTAAGGGTGAATGTTTAAGTTGTCATGGTTGAGGAATTATGAAAAGAATAGTACATATTAACCAGCATGTTATTAAAAAGAATGCAAAAACAGGCGAAAGAAATCCTGTCATTACTTGTAAGACATATAAAGATAATATATACGGATATGAAGCAGACTTTACTAATGGAAAGGTCATATACAGTCCAGACAAACCATTATCTTGTGGTGCTAAAGTATGGATAGAAACAACAGATCCTGTTCAGGTATTAACTGATTCAGGTTGGCAAACTTTATAGGAAAATAGATGAAATTATTAGGATTAGTTATTATGTTGTTTTCGTTGAATGTATATTCAGCAAAAGCAGTTAAAGAAGAAGTGATTTATGATTGGAAACCAATTAAAGTTATTGATGGTGATACAATTAAGTTTGAAGCTGATTGGGTTCCAAAACCTATTAAACCTGAAATATCTGTTCGTGTATTAGGTATAGATACTCCAGAAAAGAAACCAAGAAATAAATGTGATGAAGAAGACGCACTTGCTCAAAAAGCATCCGCATTTACAAAAGAAGCAGTAGCAAAAGCCAAGTTAGTTCAAGTTAAACTTGACGCTTGGGATAAGTATGGTGGAAGAGTTCTAGGTTATGTTATCATTGATGGTAAGAATCTAGGAGATGAATTAATAGCAAATGGATTAGCAAGACCTTATCACGGTGAAGCAAAATCCTCATGGTGTAAGGAAAAGTAAATATGTCAACGACGAAAACATTTGAATGTCAAAATTGCGATACGGTTGGTAAAATTATAGTGAAAAATGAAGATATATCTGTATCGGAAATAGTTTATTGTCCTGTATGTGCGGCAGATATCTATACGGACGAAGACGACGAATAAATGTGGAAATACAAGGAAGTTGAAGTTGATACTCTACCTGATTGTATTGGATTTGTCTATAAGATTACCAATACCATTTCGGGTAGAGCATACATTGGTAAGAAATTAAAACATTTTACTAAAACATCTTTAAAGACTGTAACATTAAAGTCTGGAATTAAAAAGAAGAAAAAGGTCAAAACATTAGTTGAATCAGACTGGAAAACATATTGGTCTAGTTCTATTGAACTTCAAAATGATGTAAAAGAGTTAGGCGAAGAAAACTTCATTCGTGAGGTACTCTTTTATTGTCAATCAAAAGGAACACTTTCTTATATAGAAGCAAGAGAACAGTTTTCCAATAGAGTTTTGGAACAACCAGAACTTTGGTACAATGGGATAATTCAAGTAAAAATTCACCGTTCTCACGTAAAATTATAAAAATAAACCTTTACTTTTTAAATTAGATGTTTTATAATAAGTCTTTAATTGATAAAGTGAGTATATATTATGAGTAACAAAGAATTAACTTCAAAACAAATTAACATCGTTATTGAAGCTCAACATCAAATGATTGACTTTCCTAAGAAAGCAGTCGTCAACTCCGAGTCGTTTTTCGTTAAAGAAATCATTAAACAACAAGATTATGATTTAGCAATGGATTACTGGTCTTGGGTATGCGCTTTGCCTAACTCAAAGTGGTCAGAACTGTTTAATGATCCAACTATTCAAGTTAATCAAAAGTTATTAAAAGCAATTGATTCTACTGTTAAGATGCCTTCTTGGGGTTATGCAAATACATAAAATAAACCTTTACTTTTTAATTTAGATGCTTTATAATAACTTATAATTTGAAATTGAGAGAATATATTATGGCTTACATGAACCAAGAAAAGAAAGCGATTATCAGTGCTAAGATGAAACCAATCTTAAAAAAGTACAAAGTAAAAGCAACTCTATCAGTAGTTAATCATTCTACTATCAATCTAAACGTTAAATCAAGTGCGTTTGACCTTGTTGGAATCTACAACAAATATCTTAAAGAACAAACTGCTTTTAAATATCCAAACGAAACTTATACAAACCGCGAATATTTTAAATTAACCCATGGTTGGGTTGATGATTACTATGGTGGGGTTGAACTTGCTTTCTTTAAAGAAGCATTTGCTGCCTTACAAAGTGCAGGTTATTATAACAACTCTGATGCCCAAATTGATTATTTTGATACTGCTTATTACTTCTATATCAATGTTGGTCAATGGGACAAACCTTATCAACAAACTGTTTGAGGATATACTATGTTTAAATATGGTGTTTTTAGTTATGGTGGAGCAATTGGTAATTGTGGTACTGGTGTTATTATGGTAAAGTCTTTTGATAAGAAAGAGGATGCTAAGAAATGCGCTAAAGGATATAATGCTGTTCTAACTCCTGGCGAAAAGAAATATTATGGTATGAAATATGCTGTTAGAATTTTTAGAGTGGTGGAATAATGATATTATCCATACTACAAGAACTTGAAGCAAATCCATCAAGAAATTTCAAAATAGAATTGTTAACCAAACACAAAGATAATGAACTTCTAAAAGAAGTTTGTCGGTTAGCCAATGACCCAATGACCCAGTTCTATCAAAGAAAGATTCCAAAGTATGAACCAAATACTTTTCTTCTGAGTGATAATAATCTAGATTGGGCTATTCAAGAATTGGTTGAACAATTAGCTAGTCGTAAAATTACTGGTAACAATGCTATTACACATTTAGAGTTTATTCTTGAAAATGTAACAGCAAATAATGCCAAGGTCATTGAACGTATCATCCAGAAAGACTTGAAGTGTGGTGTTAATACTTCAACAATTAATAAAGTCTGGCCAAATCTAATACCTGAGTTTCCTTGTATGTTATGTTCTCCTTTCGAGCAGAAATTAGTCGATAAGATTGTATTCCCAGCTATCGTCCAGGCAAAAATGGATGGTATGCGCTTTGCCGCTATTGTTAAATTTGATAGGGATTTAAAAGGTACAGTTGAATTCCGTTCTAGGAATGGTAAAGAGATTTCATTACTAGGCAGTCTGGAAGAAGAATTCATTGAATTGGCTTATGGCAAAGACCTTGTGTTTGATGGTGAACTTCTGGTATATGATACAGTTGAAACAGATTCAAACGGCAAGATATGCGACCGCCAAACTGGTAATGGTATTCTTAACAAAGCAGTAAAAGGAACTATATCAAAAGAAGAAGCAGATAGAGTATTTGCTACTCTTTGGGATCAAATTCCATATGAAGATTTTATTGCTGGTAAATGTGACCAACCTTACAGTTATAGATTTAGGCAATTAAAAAATCTTATTTATAAATTAAGTAAATTTAAATTAAGGAAACTTGATTTAGTAGAAACTTTTGAGGTAGATTCTTTAGAACAAACTCAAAGAATATTCCAAAACTATCTTGATGACGGTGATGAAGGTATCATTCTTAAAGATCCAAACTCATTATGGGAAAACAAAAGATCCAAAGGACAAATCAAGTTTAAAGCAATTAATGATACTTCACTACAAGTCATTAGCGTTATAGGTGGAACTGGTAAATATGTTGATATGATTGGTTCACTTTATTGTGAATCAGCCGATGGCATAATAAAAGTATATATTGGATCAGGGTTTTCAGATGAACAAAGAAATATGCCCCCATCAGAATATTATGGTAAAATTGTATCTATCAAATACAATGCTAAAATACAGGCAAAAACTGGAGAGTGGTCTTTATTTTTGCCTGTATTTGAATATGTAAGAACTGATCAGGATTTAGCGGACTCTTTTGATAGAATTCTTTAATTCTATCATTTCTAAACCAAAGTTTTTATTACCATATTTATCTGGAAGTCTGCCTTTTATAAATCCTATTGGAACAATATCTTCTATGGAAACATAAATTTCAATTTCGTAATTATGATATCTTAATTTTCCTTTAGGTCCGGATCCTATACTTGTTTTACCTTTTGTAGATTTACTTATATTTTCACAATGTTGTTTTGTTCTGAGTGGTTTGGATTTACCTTTATTACCAATAGAAAGTTTTTCTTTTTGTTCTTTAGTAGTCCTACCACTAGACCAAGCAGGGTTGTAAGTTAAAAATTCTAATCGTTCTTCTTGCGATAAAAAGTATATTTTAATTATATGTTTATAATTTACCCAAAATCTACCTTTATTGCCAGTTGGATATTTTATGTTAGGTATATTTAATGTTAAACACATTTGATTTATGATATCATTGACTAAGGCATTTGCTCCAGCATTTCCAGGCAATTTAGATGGTTTGAATAAACTTTTACCATATGCTCCTGGATTAGAACGATTTAACATTTTATTATTTTTACATGCTTTAGTTTTTATTAGAAAAGTATTTTCCCATTCTCGGCAACTTTCTATGTTATCAAATATCTTTGTTATTTTAATAATATCAGGTTCGCCATGAGTTTTTCTAAATTCTTTTACATATTTGGAACTTGTAAAGTATGATTTCCATAATTTTGAAGGGTGGCATTTTTTACTATAACTTGATCCATAATAAGATATGCCAAATGCTTTCCATTTAATATAATATGTATATGGGGTTCTTCCTTCTAATGAAGTATAAATAGTTGTGCTGGTCATTATAGACTCCTGTTTATTGTAAGAATGATTAGAGCCAATAGATGTTGACGCATCGTGATTGGCATTTTTTTATTGCTTGACATATAACATTATTAGTTATATGATGTATTTATATAAATTGAAAATTCACTATAGAATTTCTAATTATTATGGCAAAATCATATCTGTAAAGTATAATGCTAGAATTAAAAATACAAATGGTGAAGAGTCATTATTCCTTCCTGTTTTCCTTGAAGTAAGAAACGATAAAGAAGTTGCTGATACATCAAAAAAGATAAAATAAACCTTTACTTTTTAATTTAGATGCTTTATAATAACTTATAATTTGAAATTGAGAGAATATATTATGAAAGAATGTTCTAATTGTAACACAATAAAATCGTTAAAAGAATTTTCTATAGACGTAAGGGTTAAAAGTGGTTATGCTTATTCCTGTAAAGAATGCGTGAGCGAAAAAAGAGCAATCACTTATGAAATAAGAGCGAATTTATACAACAAAAGAACTAAAGAACAAGCATTTCTACAAGATTTTATATTCATATATAACCCTAAATTTTTTTCTGAAGAATCACAAATCGAGGCTCTTATAGATCCTTTAGAATATAATATACCATATTTGTTTGAAAAAACTATGAATATGTTATCTGGATTTACTAAAACTGATAAGATAAATGATGTAAATGATGCTTTTAAAGATGGGATCTTTATGGAATGGAAAACTGGTGGTGTTAGTCCAATGGGTTCTGCTAGGATACCAGGAGTTCAAAGTAAAAAGAGTGGTAAGTTTAAAGAGGCTCCAATAGTTGCAGCACTTTATAATACAATTTCGGATAAAATAGATTTCTTCTTTATCCCAAAAGAAAAAATTATAGAATTGGTAACAATTTCGGATGGTTCTATTATGGGTACATATTCAATTAATTCTGGATACAAACCTAAGTTGCGAGACTATTATGTAGAAACAATAGAAGAAATATTAGAATTAATCAAACAAAAAACTTTAATCCTGGAGAATTGATATGCCAAATTGGTGCGATAACTATGCTACATTTAAGAACGAAGACATAACTAAGATTGATGCTCTTGAGGCAGTTCTTTTACCAGATGAAGGTTCTGAAGAACTATTTAATACAATTAGACCTATACCATTAGAGGAAGAAGACAATTGGTATAATTGGAACCTCGAAAACTGGGGTACTAAATGGGAGGCTAGAATACACGATTATTACCGAGATGAAAATGAAATTAACGTTTCATTTGAAACTGCTTGGTGTCCTCCTATTGCATTATATGAATGGATGATTAAAAATGATTGGGAAGTCAATGCATATTATCATGAACCTGGACAAGGTTTTGCTGGTAACTTTTGTAAAGAAGACGATTATTATGAATATGATTTAACCGATAGAGGAACTTGGGAAGATATTGATGATGATATAAAAGAGTTTGCGAACTTTGAATCTGATTATGAGTGGCTTATGGAACAAACTGAAGAGGATGAAAAATAAACCTTTACTTTTTAAATTAAATACTTTATAATGAGTCTTACTTTTTGATAAATGAGAACTATATAATGAAAAACGAAATTGAAAACTACTTGAATTTTATCTCTACTAATTTTAACAACTGGTATAGCAATACCGATATGAGTAAAGAATTGGCAGAAGAACGAATGAAAGACTTCAAAGAAACTTTGAGTTTTGAAGAAGGTAGTGCTTATATTAAAGTTATGACCAAAACTTCTGTCCATACTTTTATCGTTAAAAAAGATGGACCTAAATTTAAAAAGGGTGATATTTTAAAGGCAGCAAGTTGGAAAGCTCCTGCTAAGAATTTTGCTCGTGGTAATATTTTCCAAGCTGATTCTTACAAAAACATTCAATGGTGTGGGGCATGAAAAATCCAGTAGCAAAGTCATTAAGAACTCCAAGGTTCAAGATGCAAATAGTCAAATCAAAAAAATTATATAATCGTAAAAAGAGGATAGATGATGTTTGAAGTTGATGATATTGAAAATAAGGAGATGGCACAAAACTTGTTAGAGTTAGGTAAAGTTTCCATCACATATAGTAAAAAGGGTATTGAAAAATCTATAATATGTACACTGAATAAAAACTTGATACCTGCCGATAGAATTAAAATAAATTTTGAAGAGAAAAAAGAAATGTACGACCAATCAATTCAAGTTGTTTGGGATACTGAAAAACAGAAGTGGCGTTCTTTTACTTGGGATTCAGTTATTGAGATATCCATATGAAAGAAATGGGTGTATTATTATTGGCACTCTTATTGGTTCTTTTTATTCCAATTGCCGTTATAGATTCTGTTAATGTTTTATTTCCAAGTGCTATGATTGATTTGACCTTCAAAACTTGGTTATCCACTTTTGTACTTGTTTTAATATTTGCCCCTAAAGGAAACTGATGATTTCTACACCAACTGATCGTAAAAAAGTAAAAGATGCTATTTCTGAAATTTCAGACTCAATGACTAGAATTGAAGCTGAACGTGAACTAATTAAGGATATTGTTAATGATATATCTGAAAATCATGAGATACCTAAGAAGTTTGTAAAGGCATTAGCAACTGTTTATCATAAACAATCTTATTCTACTGTTGAAGCAGAACAAGAAGAATTTACATTACTTTACGAAACTTTATTCGAACTTCAAAAATAACTTTACTTAATTTGTTATTCGTAGTATAATTAAACATAATTTGAAATTGAGGAATACCATGTCTGTTAAGAGTAAGAAAGTTGAGAAAAATGTTGATTATATTGCGAGTAAGAAAAACGCAGCAGAAAAACGTAGGGAAAAATTAAATTCCCTTGCTGCTATATTTAAAGATTCAAAAGAACCTGAAACTGATCCATTTGATTATAAACTCTCGTTAATCAGAGTGTTTAATTGGTATAATATATCAGTTGATTTAAAAACTGTAAGGAGTTATGTCAATGACTATCTTATCAGTACAGAAAGAAAAAAGTTAATACCAACAATGAACCAAGTATCTGATTTTGATATCAGGTCTTTAGGTTTTTTATGCCGTCTAAAAATGCGAGGTCAATATCTTGAGGAATTACATGAACTATCTATCGAGGAGAATTTGGGTAAGTTACTTGCTAGCGTCGATACAACTCCAAAACAAGTACAAGTGGTTAAAAAAGTAAAACCAGATAATACATATGAACTGTCGGTTGAATACTCAGAAGCATTTGAGGAAGCAATTGACAATTTTGTTAAGAATAAAAAGACAGACTTTAATGCGTTAGATTATCTAAAGGCAAAAGAAATACCTGCTACAGTTTCTAAAAAGATTGGACAATATTATGCTTCTGTATTAGCAGAATTAAAAGAAGCACAAACTGATGTTGATTTAAAAGAAGGGTATTCTAATTTTACATCTGCCCAATTGAGAAAGTTTATAACATTGGTTGAGTCTATGGTTACTGCTTGTAATCAACAAATTCAATCAGTAAAGGTTGTTAAACCTAGAACTACGAAACCAGTAACACCTATTAAATTGGTATCAAATTTGAAGTATATGAAAGAATTTGTTGAGTTGAGTTTGAAATCTATTCAACCTACATCTATTATAACTAAGTCTGAATTATGGACTTATAACACAAAATACAAAAAGTTAGCAATATACAAAGCTGAAAAAGGTAACAAGTTGACTATAAAAGGTACATCAATTTTGGGTTATGATGTTTCATTATCTAAACAAGTTACAATTAGAAAACCAGATGTATTTTTTAAGAATACACCAATTGCCAAAATGGCATTATTGAATGGAATGAAAGAAGTGAAAACAAAACTAAGTGATGTTAATAACAGAATTAATGAAGATACTATTTTATTGGGAGCTTGGTAATGATATTACTAGATTACAATCAAGTATGTTTATCGGCAATATTACCATTCTCAAAAGACTTAAAGAAATCTGAAGATGAAGTACGAAATCTAGTTAGACATATTATATTATCAAATATTCTTACCTATAAGAAAAAGTATGGTAGTGAATATGGTAACGTTATTATATGTTGTGATGGTAGAGAGTACTGGAGAAAAGAAGTATTCCCCTATTACAAAGGTTCAAGGAAAAAGAGTAGAGATAATTCAGACTTAAACTGGAAACTAATATTTGATGTGTTATCAGAAATGCGTCAGGATTTAATAGATTACTTTCCATATAAAGTGATCAATATCAATAGAGCTGAAGCAGATGATATCATTGCTATATTGGCAGAATGGAGTCAAAACAATGAATTGATTCAAGAAGGAATGTTTGAAGAACCACAAAAGATAATGATAATTTCTAGTGATGGGGATTTTCTTCAGCTTCAGAAATATAATAATGTATCTCAATGGTCACCTAATACCAAAAAGTTACTTAAGATGAGCCATAGAGACCTCCATGAAAAATATATTACACATATTGTAAAAGGAGATTCAGGCGACGGTATTCCCAACATTATGACTAAAGATGAAGTATTAGTAACAGAAGGAATTCGTCAAAATACTGTATCAGCAAAACGATTAGCTGAATTTATTGAAGTAGGAAAGTCTGCTTGTAAAACCGATGATGAGATTAGAAACTGGGATAGAAATGAAAGGTTAATTTCTTTTGAATGTATACCATCTGATATACAAGAAGAAATTGTTACTACATATAATGCAACCACACCCAAACGTGACTCAATGAAACTGATGAATTATTTGATGAAACACAGGTGCAATTTATTACTATCAGAATTAGGTAACTTTTAATGACAAAATTTGTAACAGAAATGTTAGATGAGATTAACAACGACCCATCTAAAATTGTGAACTATAAAGAAAGCAATGCTTTAAAATTGGTATTTGAGTATGCCTTTAATCCAGCAAATAAGTTTGTATTACCCGATGGTGTTCCACCTTATAAAGAAGATGCAGCACCATTAGGTATGAGTCCTGCTAATTTATTAATGGAACTCAAAAGATTCTATGTATTTTGTAGAGCAGATTTAAATGATGTAAGAAGAGAAACTTTGTTTGTTCAGTTGCTAGAAAATACTCACCCATCAGAAGCAAAGGTATTGTTAGCAATTAAAGATCAAACATTACATAAAATGTATAAGAAAATTACTCATAAATTGGTATATGAGGCAGGTTTGGTTACAGTAGCACCAGAGGTTAAGCAATCAAAAAAGTCAAAAGCATTGGTTGGAGCCGACCTTTAGTTCCAATCAAAAAAGAATTAAGTTTTTTTAAAAAAGTGCTTTACTTTACCAAAAAAATACTTTATAATGAGTTATAGTTTTGAAAAAGTGATGAAAATGAAAAAAGTTATAAAAGCAGTAAATTTCGCAGCATTGGCTCACAAAGACCAAAAGAGGAAGGATATTGAACAAACTCCTTATATCAATCACCCTCTTAAAGTTGCTGATATATTGATTGATAATGGAATTGAAGATGAAGATACTATTGTTGCGGCAATTCTTCACGATGTTATTGAAGACACTGATTTTTGCTATGATGATATAGTTTGTGACTTTAGTAAAGAAATTGCTGATTTAGTATTAGAAGTAAGTGACGATAAAAGTCTTCCAAAAGATGAACGAAAAAGGCTTCAAATTGAACATGCTCCTTTTCTCAGTGATAAAGCAAAGTTGATTAAGATTGCTGATAAGATTGCTAATTTAGAAGATATATTGTTCAGTGCTCCAGTAGGTTGGACTAAAGAAAGAAGAATCAAATATTTTGAATGGGCAAATGAAGTTGTAAAAGGTGCAAAAGGCATTAATAAAATGCTTGATGATGATTTTGATAAAATATATAGTTTTAAGTTGAAGAGGTTTTAATGAGTTTTAAACCGATAAGAAAGAATGTTTTAATAGCACAGATTAAAAGAAAGACAACCACTGAATCAGGTATTATTATTGAGGGTGTAAAAAGTATAGCTGATACTGAAACGGCAAGAGTGTTAGGTATTGGAGATGAAGTAACAATGGTTCAGGTAGGCGATGAATTATTGGTAGATTGGAAAACTGTTGGGATTATTACCATTGATGGCGAGCAAAGATGTGTAATAAGCGAAGACAATATTATTGCAGTTATAGATAGATCATAAGCAAAAATTTTCTCTTGTAGCTCAGTTGGTTAGAGTAGTCGGACGGTATACACCGAGGTCGCAGGTTCGAATCCTGCCAAGATAAATCTTCAATGCCGAAAGAAGTAGAACCTTAAAGAAGTTCAAGACGGCACTTTTAAGAATATATTGAGCTGCGGAGCATGACCGCAAGGGCAAGGTAAAATGTGTCGAATCGCAGTGTTAATGCGAATCAGTATATTCTTAAAAGTATTTAATAAAACACATTAATCGAGTTTATATAAATTCGCTTACTCGTTAAGAATAGAGGCGACTAAAACTATTCTATAGTGTGTTTTATTAAAAGTATTTGGGTTGATTGTATCAATTAACCTATGCACACTCTAAGGTCACAGATGGACGATGTTGTGCTAAAATGCTTTTATTGATTGGTTGTGAAGTTTTTAACCAAAAGTAAACACCACAGTATGGCTTGGGACTGGTAAAATGGTGGGGTAAGAGTCCTTAAATAAGTCAGAAATTTTAAAAAACATATTTGACGGTTATTCTAGTGCAACTCAACGGCATGGGGGTAATCGGTAGTGCTGACACACTGCGAAAAGTTTATTTGTCAGGATAAACGGATATTAAGTATGTTTTTTAAAGTTTTAATAATAAGCGACCAATTTTTATAATACGAGGTAAAATATGTTTGAAAAAGAGAGATTGTTATTAGAAAGAGAACAGTTATTGGATCAACTTGAATCATTAAAATTTAATAATGAAATGTGTAATAGAGAATATGTAAGAGAAACAAAACAGTTAGAAATGCACATAAAAGAAACAGAACATGAATTAACATTATTTTGAGGTAACATATGCAACATATACAATTTATAACAGTAGCACTTGGGTTATGTGGTTTGATTGGGGTATCTGTTTATACAGTAAACCATGAAGATACAGTTAAAATGGAAATTGCCGCAAAGTCTGGATTAATACAATGTCGTGAAGAATCATTTGTATTATGGAAGAAAGAGTGTAACAAATAAGAGAAATAATATGGCAGGAAAAGGTAGTAAACCAAGACCATTCTCAGATAGAAAAAAGTTTGATGAAAACTGGGATATGATATTTGGCAAGAAGAAAGAACCAGAAAAAGAACCAAATGATAAAAAATAATACTTTACTTTTATTATTACATATATTATAATAAGTCTTAATTTTGATAAAGTGAGTTTATATTATGAAAACAATAACAATTGAATTAGAAGATTATAAATGGTTGGCTATTTTAGCTCCAGATTCTAAATTGAATAAAAAAGATTTATGTCAATTGTTAAAAATCACTGAAGGAGGATTAAGAGATAGAATAAAATCTGGTACTTTCCCTAAAAATACACATACCAGAGATATTGGTAAACATAAAAATACTCTTCAATGGACTGCTCAAGTAGTTCGTGAAGCAATCAAACCATTTATTAATCAACCAAAATAGGATAAAATATGGCGTTAGCACCAAAAGCAAGTAGACCTAGAAATACTCCACTTTTAACTCGTAATGGTAGAGTTAGGATTAAACCTCTAAGTGTAGCAAAGTTGACTGAAATGGCTGAAAAGTCTACCAGTAAAAGAGTAAAGGGAAAGGTTGTTAAACGATTGTTGGCTTTGGCAAAAAGAAGTAAATAATATGAGTATGGATTCTTGGAAGAAAGATAAACAAATCAAGAAGGCTAAGAAATCCGCAATCAAATCTTTAACCAAAGAAGGTTCTAGTTTACGATTGGCAAAAATATTAGTTGACAAAGCATACAAACGGATTAAGGATGAAAACAATTAGAGCAAAGCAGTTATTTAAAAATGATGTGATAATTGAAAAAGATAATCGATTCCGAGTAGTAAAGATAGACCATAATGTTAAAGGCGATGTTGAAGTTTGGTTAGGTAGAAACGGACAACAAGCAAAATATTTTAACCCAAATGAGATAGTGATTATAGAATGAAAATATCATATGCATCAGATTTACACATCGAAGCAGGAAATGTTACTCTTACCAATAATGATAATTCTGATGTGTTAGTATTAGCTGGCGATATTTGTGTTAGCAGTAATCTAAAATTAACTGAAGATGATTGGGCTAGTGAAATCCAAAGTGAAAGAATACATAATTTCTTTCGTCAATGCAGTAAAGAATTCAAGCATATAGTTTATGTTGTTGGCAACCACGAACATTATAACGGTAGATTTGAAGAAACAGTATCAAACTTAAAGAAGCATTTATTCTATATTAAAAACTTACACATATTAGATAATACTGTTGTTCAAATAGAAGATGTTTTGTTTGTGGGTGCCACTATGTGGACTAGCATTAAGAATAACTGTTCTTTTGCTAAGAATAGTGTTCAAAGGATGATGAATGACTTTAGAATAATACATGTTGGGGATCGTAGATTTACAGCTGATGATGCTGTTAAAGAATTCCACGAAACATATAGGTTTATAGACCTTATAACGAATCTTCATAAGTATAAAAAGATTGTAGTTGTTACTCATCATACACCTTCTTTCAAAAGTGTATCACCACAGTTTGAAATGGATTTTCCTATGAACTATGGTTATCATAGTGATTGCGAATATTTAATGAAGAAAAACGTTATTGCTTGGATATTTGGACATACTCATGCTAGACATTCATATTATATTGGCAACACATTAGTAACCAATAATGCCAGAGGATATACTAGGTTTGAGGATTGCGCTAAGACGTTCGAATTAAAAACGATTGATACAAATGATATGCCTAGTAGTAAAGATTTAAAAGAAGACCAATATTGGTTATTTCACCCTAAAGGAGATTTAATGAAACATCCGTTTGACCAAGTGAAAAATTTTATGATTGCTGGTGACCATAATATTGATGGTTCAAGTGAGTCGCAAATAGATTTATATGCTGAATTAGTAAGAGAAGAAAGTAAAGAATTTTGGGACGGTATTGCCAATAAGAATGACTTAGAAACTCTTGATGGTATTGCTGATACTATTTGGGTATTAGTTGGTTATGCTCATAGT